AAAAATAATCGAACTTAATTGAATTGAAATTATGAGTAAAAAAGATTTAATAGAGCAGAACATCACAAGAGTTCAAGAATATGTGAGGGAACTGATTGAAGATGCAAAGTGGAATAATGGTGTTTCGGAAACTCTTGAATCTACTTCAATAATTGTAGGTAATAGTGATGATATCTATGATTTTGCAATTTTATTTGCTTCTAATACTGAATGTGTTTATTGTGAATTCATAGATAGTAAAATAGAGTACATTGATTGTGAATTAGATTGTGAAATATGCCAATTTGAAGGAAGAATAATTTTTCAATATATAAACGGAAAATTTCATAATCCTGCTAGTCAAATTATCGAACTATCAAAGTTGCTGATGAAAGGCGAATTAAGAGACACAAAAAGTATCTTTTGTTCTATGGTACTTCGATTAATGGATACTGAAGAATACAGTAACAATTATTGTAAATCTTTGGATTTAGTTCTGAGGCTGTTTCCTGAAATAGATGGAGAATTATTAGAAAAGGAATTGGATAGATATATTTAAGCATTACAAGGATGAGTAAAATGAATTTAAATGAATTAAGAGACAAAGCATATAAAACAGCTTGTGAACATGGGTTTCACGATCAAGAGCTAAGTAACAATCATTTTCTTTGCCTTGTGATTTCTGAACTGATGGAAGCTGTGGAAGCAGATAGAAAAGGAAGGCGTGCTAATGTTGATCGGTATAATAAGAAGATTGCTAACAGCCGCATTTGTCAAGGATTGGATTCTGACATTCCCAAAGAGCGCGGTTACGAAGTTGCATATAACGAAACCATTAAAGGTTCAATCGAAGAAGAATTAGCTGATGCTGTTATCCGCTTGCTTGATCTTGCAGGACTTCGAGGAATAAACCTTGAACTTGCCAATGGAGATATTGATGACTGTATTGAAGATATGGCAGAAGCCTGTAAAGGCGAAACTTTTACCGAATCAATCTATTCCATCTCTACACTTCCTGTTAGGTATGACGGAATATTTGATTTTCCTACAGCCGTGAATGATATGATACTATCTATCTTCGGGCTTGCCAAGCACTTAGATATAAACCTGCTTTGGCACATCGAGCAGAAAATGAAGTATAACGAACTCCGTGAAAAGATGCACGGGATGAAGTATTAACTCTCAAATCAAAAAAATGGATGATAAACGAAAACAAATATTGGTAGATTACATATCCTACCTGTATACGACGGGTAGGAGCTATGATAGCATCGGGAAATACATCAAATATGTGACTGATTTTCTTGAAAATTCCGAAGAAATCAATCGTCATGGTTATTATAAATATAAACATAAAAATGCTGATGCTATGGTGCGCCATTCGTTTATGTGTGAGGCTGTTTGTGATTTATTGTCTTATCTTAAAATCGGATATGGCCGACGGGAAAAGGCTGTAAAGCCTTTGGAGAAACTTGAGGTTATTTCAGAGAAGAATAAGAAACTGCTTAATGATTTTATAATATGGTTGACTGATAACAATGATTATTCCTCTCACACAATTGATGTCTATTATACCTCGTTGAGAAAATATTTTGAATACGCCAATGAACTAAATATGGATAATTGCAGACGATTTATAAAAAGCCTTGAAGAGGAAAAACTTTCTCCAGCTACCATTCGATTACGTATTACAGCCATTGAGAAGTTCTCCAAATGGGTGAAGAAACCTATTGAACTGAAACGACCTAGAATGAAACGCAAGTTGGATGTAAACAATGTGCCGACAGAAGAGGAATATAATAGGTTACTGGAGTATCTGAAAACAAAACTCAACAAGGATTACTATTTCTTCATTAAGGTATTGGGTACTACAGGAGCTCGGCTCTCGGAGTTTCAGCAATTCACGTGGGAGGATATAGCGGCCGGCGAAGTTGTTTTGAAAGGGAAAGGGAACAAGTATCGGCGTTTCTTTTTCCAAAAGCAATTGCAGAGGGAAGTGAAGGACTATATAAAGGAGACAGGCAAGTCCGGTACTCTTGCTGTTGGGAGATTCGGGCCGTTGACTCAAAGAGGTCTTTCACAGCATCTGAAAGTATGGGGTAAACATTGTGGTATTGATTCGAAAAAAATGCACGCTCACGCCTTCCGGCACTTCTTTGCTAAAATGTTCCTGAAGAAAACCAAAGATGTAATTCAATTAGCAGACCTTCTTGGTCATGGTAGTGTAGATACAACAAGAATTTATTTACAAAAAAGTTATGATGAACAACAAAGAGACTTTAATAAAAACGTTACGTGGTAGTGTAGCCCAGCTCAATGAATTGTCGGATATGACTGAAGGCATAGATGTTTATGACGCTGCCGGATATGTTGATACTGAATTTCTTATGGAAGCGCTTTCCTGTGTTAATACTTTCATGGATGCGAGTAATATGGTTATTGCGAAAATATCTTCGCTGTTAGCGCCAGACGCTCCAGATGATGAAAAGAAGAAGCAGGCTGATGAAGGTAAGAAATGGAATGTGGAAGAAATACTGAAACATTGTACTCTTGAGGATAGTGTTCTCAAACTTCCGAAAGTACAATTCAATAAGAAATCCTATGCTGAAGCAAAGAAATGGATAGAAGAAGCTGGCGGCTCATGGCAGGGAGGTAAGATACAGGGATTCACATTTCCTTTTAATCCGGAACGTGTGTTCTCCATCTTGAAAGAAGGTAAGCGATGCGATTTGCAAAAAGATTTTCAGTTCTTTGAAACACCTGCTGATATTGCAGACTGGCTGGTAATGCTTGCCGGTGGAATTCACGAAACAGATACCGTACTTGAACCAAGTGCCGGACGTGGTGCTCTGATAAAAGCGATTCACCGGTCGTGCCCGTCAGTAACAGTTGAATGCTATGAACTGATGCCAGAAAACAGGGAGTTTCTTCATACACTTGATAACGTAATATTGCTTGATGAAGATTTTACGAAAGACAGTGTAGGACATTACACTAAAATTATTGCTAATCCTCCGTTTTCCGGTAATCAGGATATTGACCATGTAAGACTTATGTATGAACGCTTGGAAGAAGGTGGAATTCTTGCAGCTATTACCAGTCAGCATTGGAAATTCGCGTCTGAAAAGAAATGTGTTGACTTCCGGGAATGGTTGGAAGAAGTTCATGGAGAAGTTTTTGAAATCGGAGCAGGTGAATTCAAGGAAAGTGGAACGACTGTTAGCACTATGGCAGTTGTAATAAAAAAGTAATTCAAAACTAGTAATGAAGAAAATGATATTAATATACACTCTTCTCACTTTGATAGTGGGGTGTGCTTCACCGAGAAAATATAAAGAGAACCGCTTTACAAAACAGTTTCAAGAAGTGGATTCGATGTTTAATGAAAAGTACAAGCTACATGAAGATTAAGTACATACGATTGAAAGATAAAGAGCATGTTTGCGACTATTGGCTTATACTCGCTTATCGTTCGCTTTTACAGCGTGCAAGAAAAAGCCGGAAACGGAAAGAGTTTGCTCGAAGAATAATTCGACTTTGCAAAGGTTCAGATAAGCGAATAACGGATATATCAGATGATTATAGATTTTGGACTGCCAAAGAAATGTATGATACTATCGTCAGTAAATAACTCTCAAAACAGAATAGTATATGAAAATAATAGCAAAACAAGGTTCAGAGCTTGAGAAGCTACTGAAACAAATGAATGAACGGCTTTTGCGTGAACAAGATGAAGCTAAAGATATGATTCAGGAATATTGTGGTTCAAGACCAGATAGTATCGGTTATGTTTGGGCGTTTGGCTTCACTGCCGAGTGGTTTTATACACTTATCGGTTTTGAAAATAAGGAGTTTGTTCCTGAAAAACTGATTCCGAATAATGATGATAAGAAGCATCTGTGTTGGAAAATCAATAAACGAAAGAAGGAGGGTCGAGAATTTATTGATAAATGGTGTAGAAAATTTCGAGGTATAGATGGTAGACCTCTTAATAAATTGGGGATTCCGGTAATGCACGAAGAAACAGGACGCTATTTCCATTGGCTCCCACTTGAAAAAGATGGTGTTTATTACGTTTCAGTAGGTTCTTCCATTCTTGAATGTATGCCATCGGCAAAAAGTGAGCAGTTTGAGATAGAAGTTTAACGTATAACAATGAAGTAATGAACATCGGATTAATTGACGTTGATGGTCATAACTTTCCAAATTTCGCTCTTATGCGTGCCTCTGCATATCATAAAACGAAAGGAGATCAAGTAGAATGGGCTACACCTTTCAGCAGATACGACAAGGTGATGGCAAGCAAAGTGTTTACTTTCACTCCGGATTTCAACTATCTGACATTGCAGGCTGATGTAATCGAAAAAGGTGGTACCGGGTATAAAATTGCAAGCAGACTTCCTGAAGCAGTGGAGAACAGTTCATTGATGGACTACTCCATTTATCCCCAATATCCTTTTTCCATACAGTTTTTTAGCAGGGGATGTATTCGGAAATGCCCGTTCTGCCTCGTTCGTGAGAAAGAGGGATACATTCAGACCGTTGAGCCGGTGGGGTTGAACCCGAAAGGAAAGTGGATTGAAGTGTTAGACAACAACTTTTTTGCGAACCCGGAATGGAAAAATGCCGTAAGCTATCTTTTGAAAACTAGACAACCTATAAAGTTACATGGCGTAGATGTTCGCATAATGGACGAAGAACAGGCGTATTGGTTGAATAAACTAAAGATGAAACAGAATATTCACATTGCTTGGGATTTACCTCAAATAGATTTGACTGATCGGCTGAAAGAAATGATCAAGTATGTGAAGCCTTATAAGATTACTTGCTATGTCTTGGTCGGCTTCAATTCTACCATTGAGCAGGATTTGTTTCGGCTTAACACATTGAGGAGTTTAGGTATTACTCCGTTTGTTCAACCCTACCGGGATTTCACGAATAAAAGAAAGCCTAAACAATATGAGTTAGACCTTGCAAGGTGGGCAAATAAAATGTGGCTGTTTAAGTCATTTGACTTTGTAGACTTTTCGCCTCGTAAGGGATTTAGATGCGATTATTATTTAAAGCAATTTGCGTAAAACTAATAAAAATGAAAGCAATAACAATAAAACAACCGTGGGCCTCTTTGATAGTCCACGGTATTAAAGACATTGAGAACCGTACTTGGCCGTGTCCTAAGAAATATTTAGGGCAGAGGGTACTGATTCATGCAAGCGGTAAACCTTTGAATTACGATAATTTCTATGATTCAATACTTACCAATGAGCAGTTATTGGCATTACCGGAAAACAAAGAGTGGAAAGATTTTAGTTTTTGTACAGGCTCCATTATCGGTAGCATTGAGATAGTGGATTGTGTACAGAATCATTCTTCCATCTGGGCTGAAAAAGAAGTTTATAACTGGGTATTAGCTAATCCAATACTTTTTGAAAGTCCTATTGAGAATGTAAAAGGTAGACTTTCTTTTTGGGATTATCTTGGTATCAAATAAGTAGAAATTGAACGTTCTGAATGCGGAAGTATAGAGAAAACTGTTGAATAATACAACCACTCTTTTCCCTATATTCTTGTACAGTTACAATAAATATAATAATTGGGTATATAATCATTTGTTTGTAGAATCAGCTATAAATTCATGAAAAAGAGAGTTAATAGTCTGAATTACGATTTCTTTTTCTGTATCATATCCAGATATAGGAAGTTCGAGGGCAATAATGTTATTGAATATATCAAATTTCTTTAATAAAGAAATTGTTTTGAGAGTTGATTGCGAGCTCATTGAATTGAATAGTATGACTGTTAACTCATCTGAGGATAATTGTGCTCTAAATATTTTAGAATAGTCATTGGGGTATTTAAAATTTTGGATTGAATCCAACAGATAATATATGTTTCTATGGTATTGCCCTAAATATTGTCCATATTGCCCATATAAATAATCTCCGACATTTCTTATGAACTTATAGAGCTGTTGGTATCTTTTTTCTATACAAATCCTATTACAGATTGATGCAACAATTATACGATACATTTCATGAATTTTGCTTGACATTATTATGCCTTTTATTTCGTATATAGTATCGTAATAATATTTGGGATCCCTACTTTTTAATAATACATTTAATTCTGTAGTTGAATGAACTCCAAACTTAGTATAAATCTCCAGAAATGCTTGCTCGTCTAACTTACTGACTTGTGTTAATTCTGATGGAAATTTTTCTCCATCTTTTATAAAATGATATATTACATAAGCATAGAATAATGAACGCGCTTCATGTGCGTATGCTTTGAATGCTTCAATTCCTGTTTTCTCAATTTGGTGTTCAGTATATTTGTTGGTGTCGACTTGATGCTGATATAATCCCAACAAATTATAAAATGTTGACCTTTCATTATCAATTTGTCTATTTATTTGTGAGTCTTTTATTGTATAAAGTACTCCAATGAAAGCAAGTAATCCTGTAATTGAACCTAAATAACTGCCGAAATCAGCAAAATCATTATGATTATAGGACAGTCCGTGATGAAATCTATATACATATACTAATATTAATATTAGAGTAAATATGGCTGTTGCAATTAATGCGTATTTGATTATATCTATTTGCGGTCTTTTCATTTTATTTGATTTTATATTTTATACAGCTACAAATGTAGTGTATTCTATTTTGAAGTTAATGTTTTTTTGAGTTTTTTACTAACAATATGTTGAATTTGGATATACGAGAGTTTGATATATCCTTTATTTTTTTGTGATGATGAGAAGAATGATTGTAACCGGCAGTGAGGGGTTTATAGGAAAAGCCCTTTGCCGCGAATTGACAAAAAGAGGTGTTGAAGTCATAGGACTTGATCGAAAGTCTGGTACTGAAGCCACAAAAGTATGTGAGCTTCTGAAAAATGGGGGTATTGATTGTGTGTTCCATTTGGCGGCGCAAACTAGTGTGTTTAATGGAAACCTGGAACAGATCAGGAAGGATAACATTGATACTTTCATGCGAGTAGCTGATGCTTGCAATCAAAATCATGTGAAGTTAATATATGCCAGTTCGTCAACGGCTAATCCGGAGAATACCACTTCTATGTATGGAATAAGCAAGTATTTCGATGAACAGTATGCATCTATCTATTGTAAGGCTGCGACCGGGTGCCGGCTGCATAATGTATATGGACCTAATCCGCGAAAAAGAACTCTTCTCTGGTTCCTGATGGAAAAGGAAAACGTGTCATTATACAACTGTGGTCAGAATATCCGGTGCTTCACTTACATAGATGATGTCATTGAAGGGCTTATCTATTCGGTGGGTTGTAACCGGCAACTTATCAATATTTGTAACGTCCAACCTGTGACTACTATGTATTTTGCTTCTTTAGTAAAATACTACAAACCGCTTGAAATTGAGCTAATTAATGAAAAACGGGATTTTGACAATTTAGAGCAGTCGGTGAACCGGGATATCTATTTAGTACCTTTGTCTTACACATCTGTCGAGGACGGAGTAAAGAAGATCTTTGATGAAAGGAAAGGGAAAGATATGTCGTATTGATGACTGGGATAAGCCGGAAGCGGTGAAATATAAGAGCTGGTCTCATCAGGAACGGTTATGTGATCTGAAAGAAAAGGTATCACTTCATAAAAAGGGTGATATCTATTACATCTCCCAGTTCACCCGTTCCAAGACTGGTACCAGCTTTTCAGAAATTAAACAGTCGGAGGAACTTGCATCATTCTTTGCAGAGAGAGCGTGTGAGTTTCTCCACCGCTTCATAGTAGGGGGATATGAAGGATGGTGTATAGTCACCACACCGCGACGGAGACACAACGAGGGCTTTCATTTTTCAACCTCTATCTGTACGAAAATTGCGGGGGCGGTGAAAATACCATTCTATGAGAATGCAATCCAGTGCCTAACTAAAGATAGATTGAATCCGGAATTCTTTCTTCTTCGTCCGATAAAGGAAAAGAAAATAATAGTGTATGATGACATATTAACAACTGGCAGCACACTGCTTGCCACCTATGAGCTTTTAAAGGATAGAGAGCAGCTTCTTTTTCTCGTAGGAATAAATAACAATTGATATGGGAAAGCAAGAGAAACCATTAACATTCAAGCAAGAGAAATTCTGTAAATACTACGTTGATACAGAAGGTAATGCTAGTGAAGCATATAGGATGTCTTATGATGCGTCAAAGATGAAACCTGAAACGATTTGGAGTGCTGCTAGCAGATTGTTAGCCAATAGCAAGGTTAGTGCAAGGATAAGTGAGATTAAGCAACAGAGGGCGAAAGAGACTGAAGTAGAGAGGAAAACGGTCGAGAAGGTATTAATGGATATTGTACTCGCTGATCCCGATGATTTACATTATGTAGACCCTGTTACCGGGAAAACAAAGATGAGAAGTCCGTCCCAACTTCCAAAGCGTGCCCGTAATGCGTTGAAGAAGATTCAGAATAATAGAGGAGTGGTTAATTATGAGTTCAACGGCAAGACAGAAGCCGCCCGGATTCTTGGTGCCTGGAATGGATGGGAAGCCGATAAGAATGTCAACATCAAAGGTGGAGACGGAAATAAAGTCGGTGAACTTCGTATCGGATTTGAAGATAATGAGAATTCGGAAGAATAGAACAATTTGAACTGCAAAATCCGGGATTCATCCTACGGAGAAACCTTACTTTTAGAACAATATGGTTATAAATTATAAGAAGCTAAATCCTAACGGATTCTATCTATTGAAGTACTTGAATGATGAGACTATCCGTTTTATCATTCTCTATGGAGGTTCATCTTCCGGTAAGTCGTATAGTGTGGCACAAACAATACTGATACAGACATTACAGGATGGTGAGAACACTCTTGTCATGCGTAAGGTAGGAGCTTCTATTCTCAAAACCATTTATGAAGATTATAAGGTCGCTGCGATCGGTCTTGGCATCTCCCATTTGTTCAAATTTCAACAGAATACTATTAAATGTCTGGTAAATGGTGCGAAGATAGATTTCTCCGGTCTTGACGATCCGGAGAAGATAAAAGGTATCTCTAACTATAAGCGAGTTCAGTTAGAGGAATGGTCAGAGTTCGAGCATCCGGATTTCAAGCAGCTACGTAAGCGTTTGCGTGGTAAGAAAGGGCAGCAGATTATTTGTACCTTCAACCCGATTAGTGAAAGCCATTGGATAAAGAAAGAGTTTATTGATAAAGATAAATGGCATGATGTACCGATGACGGTTACCATTGCCGGCAAAGAGTTGCCGAAAGAACTTACCAAGGTCAAATCCGTAAAGAAGAATGCACCCAGGCAAATACTTAATCTTCGTACTAAGCAAATCGAGGAACAGGCACCTAATACAGTTATTATCCAATCTACCTATTTGAATAATTTTTGGGTGGTCGGTAGTCCTGACGGTGCGTATGGTTTCTATGATGAGCAATGTGTTGCCGACTTTGAGTATGATAGAGTTCACGATCCGGACTATTACAATGTGTACGCATTGGGAGAATGGGGTGTCATTCGTACCGGTAGTGAGTTCTTCGGTTCCTTCAATCGTGGCAAACATTCCGGTGAACATAAGTATGTTCCGGACTTACCTATTCATATCTCTGTCGATAACAACGTGCTTCCGTATATCAGTGTATCATATTGGCAGGTCGATTTCACAACTGGTACCAAGGTTTGGCAATTCCATGAAACGTGCGCTGAAAGCCCAAACAATACAGTAAAGAAAGCCTCCAAACTTGTTGCAAAGTATCTGAAATCTATCCAATATTCTGATAGGTTATATGTACATGGTGATGCATCAACGAAAGCGGCAAACAGCATTGACGATGAGAAGCGTTCCTGGATGGACTTATTCATAGATACATTGCAGAAAGAAGGATTCGAGATTGAAGATAAGGTAGGCAACAAGAATCCGAGTGTTGCCATGACCGGTGAGTTTGTTAATGCCATTTTTGATTGTACTGTTCCCGGTATAGAGATATACATTGACGAATCATGTTCGGTATCTATTGAGGACTACATGAGCGTACAGAAAGATGCTAACGGTGCCATTCTTAAAACTAAGGTCAAGAATAAAACTACCTTGCAGACTTATGAGGAGCACGGGCACCTGTCTGATACGTTCCGATATGTCGTTGTGGATTTGTGTAGTGAGCAGTATATAGAGTTTAGTAACCGGCGAAAAAGAAACTTGTATGCTTGTAATGGCACTATTAATTTCTTCAATCCAGATACCGAATGTAAATACACTAAGAAGATTCTATATGTGATGCCGAATGTTAATGGGAAATTTGTCCTTATACAAGTGTTTAGATGTGGAAATAAATGGCATGTTGTTGATGTCGTATTTATGGAAACTACTTCAACAGAAGATATACGTTCTTCTATTTTGTCCCATGAATCTGATTCATGTGTAATTGAATGTACGGATGCTTATTTCCCTTTTATCCGGGAACTCCGTTCTAGTACAAACAAGGAGATTCGTGTAATGAAAGAGTTTCCGGATGTAGACAAGCGTATTGCTGCAACATCTGATTATGTGAAAAATAGTATTCTTTTTTCTGCATCAAAAGTAGAATCTGATACGGAATATGTTGCCTTCATGAATAATCTGA